GGTCATGCTAAGGCCGTTCTTCATAAAGTTGAGGAGCGGATAAGGGGTCAGCAAGCCCCTGATTGGTGCAGCAGACAACAGCTGCTCAGATGTCACACCAGTGGCTGTCATACCTGTGCCATTGAAATCTGACTCGCGTAAGACACAATCTGGCAGGAGTTCGTCTTCCCCAGCGAGGCTCTTCCGATAGGAAGCCGCCGCCATGTCCTGGAGTAACCTAACGCCTGTCATATCGATCGCACGCCGCTCAATTTCACTGACACAGTGCGACAAGTAGTCACGTGTGGCATTGATTGGGAGGGTCTTAGGTACCACCCTCCGTGAACTTTTTTCAAGCTCTATGGCATCATAACGCCTGTAGATTCGCAAGCCACTGCGAACAGGCCCTTCACCTAGTGCCGCCTCGCCGACGAGTAACGTACGCGCTTGGTGGCGCTCCATGTTCACTCGCCTACATAAGGCGGTCACCAACAACTGACTCGGCCAGGTCGTCCCGGCACGGTTCACCAGTCCCCAGCTTGAGTTGATCAACGTATTTAGACCTTCTCTCGGGGACAATTTTGTTTCGCTCACCCAATTGCCAGAGACTATACTTGCTATGGACCGCGCTGCATAGCCTCTAGCCTCCGTTGGGGTCATTGCGGCCCGTAAGAATTCGGCACACACGAAGCCGACACTTTGTTTAATCGGATTCATACGTAACGAAGAACACGAGATTTCGCGCATGATACGCCCGGCTGCACCTAAGTCTGCGGCAGTGATAAAAACATCATCGCCTACGTGGACAGATTTTGAGTCACCGCCCGTGGGAGATGCGATTTTGATGTAGGCCCGGTTCAATACGGCGTTTATGAACGTGGTTGCTCGGTGGCCAGACATTAGTGTACCCGTCAACTTGCCCACTGGCTTCCCGGCGTACAGAAGGGTACTGCGCGCGAAGCTCTTCACCAACTTGTCAGCCAAGTCCTTGTGGTACCCAACGTACGCGCACAGCTCCCGGAAGACGGTAGCCTGGGACTCAAGGGTGTGCGCACTGTTGAAGTCCTCGAAGTCCATCATGACATTTACTCCGCTTGCTCCGCGCAACATATTGATCCTGGCAGCCATACCAGCCATCCCGTTTTTCCCCGGGTCTAAGACAACCCGACGGCCTCGCCAGGCGCGTTCGACAGGTTTTAAAAGGTGTTCGAAGTGTATGTACGTGTCGGTGTCACCGCCATATATGGCTCTGACTTTGCCGTGTTCATATTTTTTCGAAGCGCTGAAGTAGCTGTTACCTGACCAAGACCTCATGTCGTACTTGTCTTTAGCCTCGATGTAGGCCTTCCGGTACGACCTAGGCAGGTCCTCAGGTATTACGGTTGTACCAGTAGACAATACCTCGGCTGCACGGTTGTGGCTACCATTCACGCACCACAACCATCGCCTATTCCAGAAGGCACCTTCGTCTTCGACTTCGAAATTCGCCATGTCGATCTCCTCCGCAAAGATGCTCCGGACCACACCGGCCAATTGTTCCTGGTCTACATCGTACGTGCCTCGTAGTATTTCTGGTCGCGTGCGCGCAACCGCAGCTGCCTCGAGGTCGATATCACCAACACCACGTCCTTGTAGAGCCGCGGCCTCAACTAAGAGCGCACCTGCTGCGGTACTGTTCGCACCTAGACCCTTCAACGCATTGTTCAGGCATTTTGCCCCTTCAGGATCGCGGACCATCCTGACTGCAAGTTCCACGCCGTCATGAAACTGTGACAGAAGAGCACAACTGTACAGCAGTACGCAAGTTGCCTGGTCATTCGTCATCCCGCGCATATACGGACCATAGTAGTTTACTTGGTCAGCAGTCGCGGGCCACGTTGCTGCTAGGTCTGCCCACGCGTCAGTGAAGTAGACGTTACTCTTCACTTCGGCGGGGCCTTTCTTAACTGGAAATGCGTGCGTCACCGCTTCGTACTCCAGGTGGGTATAAGCTTCGACATCGGCACCGCAGGAGCGGCGTGCTTCGTCAATCGGGGGCAGCCGTCTTAAGGCTTCCCTCGCTAGGGTATGTATAGCACATTTGGACATAGGAGTCTGGAACGGGTAATCACACATTAGTAGGCTATGAGCAGCACCTGACATCTCCCCACCACGGGTGTTTGCCATGTCTGCTGCTTGCCATTGGTCGGTCGGGTCTACAGAATCAGTTACACAGTCGTCGCGCAGCCGGCGACTCAGAAAAAACCCTAACTGACCGAGGGCTGCCACTCGGTCGGGCCTGGGAGTAATCATGACACCCCTGCCGCCTCGTCAGCCGTTGCGAGGCCAGTGGCCTGTGGCTGCGGGTCGGCAGAGAGAGGTGTTTCCCTGCTTGTAGCAGGTAGGCCGGGTACACCTTTAGGACCGGCTGTGAGTGTCTGGGGCTGGGGCAAACCCAGGACTGAACTAGCTGTCTGGGTAGGTACGGGTGAGCTGGAGGGACGTTGAGGTCCACCGCCGCCGTGCTCGCGTGAGGACGGCGGTATGAAGACTTCCATAGCTGTGCCACCGCGTCCTATAGCGATGTCAGTCTTCCTGATACGGCCTATGCCCCTGGCGGTACGCATGCCGCCGGAGACACGGGCTGCGTCTAGCGCCTTCAAAGCGGCCGTGTAGGCACGGGTTGCATGCCTGTCGGGTCCGATGTCGCCGCTCTCATACGGGCTGACCGTGGAAACTGTTATCGTGATGTGACCGTACAGTTCGCTAGGCATGGGAAAATGAGTGTTTTTCATCACCCAGCCGGTGGTATCCATGGTAGCATGACGGGTGACTAGGGACAGCCCTTCACCAAGGTAAATAGCTTCACCTGGTGCTGGAACGCCGACGTCACTACGTGACCACAAATAGCTTGCGAGGTCATCGCCGTCATCCATGCGCTTGCTAATGCTTTTTGACTCTCCTCCCGTCTGCACCCAAGCGTTACAGTCGCCGCCAACAACCTTGGCGTTTGCCAGCCCGTCGAGGACGTGGTTGCCCAAGTGTATCGCCAGGCCACTTGAGCGTGCACTGCGCCAGCCAACGTTAATCTCTGAGAACTCACCTAGCTCTTCAACAACTTCCACACTGTCGAACAACGGTAAACGACCGGGAGCAGAAGTACTTGCTAGAGGTCCGAAGCCCGCAGCGACTGCTGTAAAGTCATCGCAGTTGAATGTAATGATGCCGGTAGGTTCAATCCAGTAGAATGGGCTGACGCTTGCATGACACAAGTGCCTGTCAGTCAGCAGGGTTGGGGAGGAGAAAGATAACGTCAAGTGGGCGATCGCTCCGTCACCATTAGGCAGCATCGTAAGGTCTAGAGCTTTAGTGATAGCTCGTATATAGTTGCTGGCAAAAGCTGGGACAGAAGACCCAATTTTAGAACACAGTGCCGCCGCATCGTTCTCATCACCCGGGCTGTGTGAGCCGGCCTCCGAAATTTTTGTGTTCACACCGCTGTAGGTAGATGGATAAGTACGTCCACCGACGTTCATGCACGGATCGCTAATAGCCACACAAGCCGCTGTAGTCAGAGCCAATGCGTCCACGACAGCGGTCCAGCCGGTGAGTGACAGATCAGATGGTTTTGGCAACCCTCCCCACTTGTTGTGTACTATGCTGATACCACCGTAACTCGGAGTGAAGTGTGTAGTGCGTAACACGCTTCGAAAGAAGCCTGCCTCGTCCGTCATACCGGCAACCGTAACGACGTTGTGAACACCGTGTGCTAAGGCGTAAGCATATAGAGCACCTGCCCCATTATGCTCCATATTACCCCCAATGATCCGTAAGGCCTGGTAAATACCCTCTGCCAGATCACCGTTCTGCGC